CTCTCATGAAGACCACGGAAAGACTAGGAAGATATTATCTCCCCAGGCTTGTCGGTGAGTCCTTCGTGAACCCCCGAAACCGCCCGGCTGTTAACCGGACCGTTCTGGAGGCTCTGCCGAAGGTTCGGCCCGGAACTACCGGGCGGAAAGTTCTCTATTCTCTCTCCCCTCCTCCTCTTAACGTCGCCCCCAGTGACTATGTAACCGCCGTGGCGGGCACAGTCTATGCCAAAGGGGCCGACGATCCTGTTCCACCAGCACCCTCGGTTGCTTCCCGGTCGAAGGCCTTCCAGAGGTTGGCTAGGGACGCGCAACGGATGTGGGACTCGTTCCGTCTGACCTGGTTCATCATTTTCCCGAGAACCCGGACACGCGGCATGCCTTACCCTTTTATAGGGAAGGCCCGCTGCCCCGGACTCGGGATGGTCGGGGAGCAAATGCGAGCATGGATTATCACGACTGTCTTCACGCAGGGGACCGACAACGCATGCGCAACCATTAAAGAATGGTGCACATGGTGTTCGGCCCTCGCGATCGAAGCGGATTACCCAATGCCCGCAAATGCCCCCCGACCTCTGATGAGCGCTGTGGTCAGAGGAACTTTGAACTGTCCCGATCATGCCGCCCAATGGGCGAGGTGGGGCGCAGCTCTTCCTTCGAAGAGTCCGAAGGGCCAGAAGAAGGCGCTGGAGCAACATAAAGTTGACTTCCAGACTGCCTTCTCCGTCGACCCTGAGGTACTCTCCAATTTGGAAGAGTTTGCGACCCGCCTCGCCCGCGGCATCGATCCACCCAAGAGCGTGTCCATCAACCTCCGAGAAAAGGCTTCGACCGAGGCCTCCCGTCTGAAGGGTGGTCAACTTAGGGCCCTCGCAGACCTCGCTAAGAACGAGATGATAGACCTGGCACTCGACTTGTGGGGAGCAGACTTTGCCGAAGAGATGCCTTACGGGATTGGCGTTGAGGACTGGGATCTTACGATCCTGGTCGACACCGCCCTCCGCAAAGCAATCTCCTCGATAAGGTCTGAACTTCCCCTTTGTCGAGTCGCCGTGGTCCCTGAACTCGGCAGCAAGGCGCGGGTCGTGACCACCCTGCCCGCCCCGTTGACCTTGGCAGGCGATGCCCTGAGGAAACTCGTTTGGCCCGTTCTCCAAGCCGACCCTAGCCTGGACATCCTCGCGGAGAGTGGAAGGGGTGAAGGTCTGTTGGCCGCTTTTGAAATGCACGAAGGAGAAATTCTCCTTAGTGCCGATCTTGAGCGAGCAACAGACCTCATCCCCCACTCTGTCGCAAAGGCTATCTGGACTGGGGTCTGCAAGGGAATGGGCCTCTCGAGCACCTCGGAGGCGATGGAGTTGGGTTTGGCTCTTTTGGGACCGCTTCGCTTCAAATACCAGGATGGCACCGAACTCGTCACGAACAACGGCATCCCCATGGGGATGTCGCTGTCGTGGTTTGTTCTGTGTGTCCTCCAGATGTTTTGGCTGAAGAGTTC